AGATACAGCGTTCTTTCATTCTTTCTTTTGCATGTGTGGTTAACTTGATTCTGCTAGTATCTCTAGCAGATGCTCTAAGTTTTTGTTTAGCTTCAGTTAATGTTAAACACATACAAGAAAACACCAAGGTTCTCAAAAGAGTAAAAGAATGCTGAACCGTCAAATATTGACGGTAAGGTGATTATTCATCATTTGATAATCACGCGCAATACCTTAAAGGTAATTTTCTGTCAATCCAGATCAAGTATTTTGTAACATCGACTGCGTTATTTTGAGTCGCATTTAAGAGCAACTGCTTAATTGTTTGACGTTTTGACCAAATTGGGCTTTTCAGCCCGGCAATACCCAATTTGGTCACTTACCTTTGCTTTTGGTTGATATCTTCTTATGGCACTCCTCCAAAAACAAATTATCCAAAGCAAAAATACAGTCATTAAAAATATGAGCAGCAACAGGAAAATCATTATGCTCTGCATAGACATTGATTGCCTGCTGATCTAAAGATAACGGGATACCCTGCTCATATCGTCTGGATCTGGCAATAGTACTAAAAGCCGTAAGAATGGATTCAGCCGCATAAGAATATTGTGGCGGATCCGGAATACGACCACCTAAGAATTTGATTTGTTCGATTTCGTGCGGCGTTTTCGACGCATACGTTTTTTGGTATTTGTAGAGCTCGATGACTTTCCCAGAATTAAAGCCTTGTCTTGATCTGCTTCTTCTTGAATCTTCTGTGCCTGCTCTTTGATGAATAACCAGATCGAAATACCAATGTCACCTAGATTTAGAAGCTTTGATGCATTCTCAGGTGTATAAGGTTTTTCGGACTCGACCGTTTTACCGTCTACCACTTCAGCAAACACCACACCTTTCCAGTCTTCGATTAAGTGGGCGGCGCATGCATCCATTAACAACTCGTGATAAAGCTTGGCATCTTCATCTTTTACCATTACATCGTAGCCTTTAGACGAGATCTGGTTACCTGCTCGTTCAATAGCTACCTGAAAGGGTTTATAGGCAATACCACGGACTTTGAACTCAGCCTGTACCTGTCCATCAGAATCCTTATATTCACACCATTTTGATACATCCGAGCTTTTAATAATTCCGACTTTTAAAGCCATAGCAACCTCTAATTTGTAGAAATAAAAAAGCCCATGGGGTTCCATAGGCTTTGTTACTGAATAAGTTGATTACACAAGAGCACGTACAATCGTTGGACTAGTACGCACTTGGGCAAAATTGATATCTATTGTAATGATGTCATCGCCACCACCATCCGGGTGATTTGCTTCCTTAACTTCAAGTTGTGGGAAGTTAAACGAGTACTTACTTCCTTTGGTGTCTGTAATATCGAAGGTCAATGTAAATACATCACGGGTTTTAATGGCATCTATCCAAGCAGCAGATGTTGCTGAAAACATGAAATTAGCATTTACGCCAATATCCATCATTTTCTCTAAGTAGAACTCAGGTGTGTACTTACCTGAACCAATACAACGGATCGCTTCCAGATTATTACTAAAGTTGATGGTAAGTGTTTGCAGGCAAGCTTTCCCTTGAATTGACTGACCATTAATAAGTAGCTTTTCAACGTTTGGCATACTCACCAGAGGGCGAGTCGATGCTGGAATAGGATTTGTAACAGGATTAACCTGCTGTCGCGTAAATGTGCTACCTACTAAACCAAAGTTACCAGTGATTTTGCCTGTGGTCTGGATCGTCATTTCACCTGTATTCACTTGAATACCACGATAAATAAAGACTTGACCAATATCTTCAAAGACTTTTACCAAGGTAAGAGACTTACGTAATCCACCACCAAAACTTAAAGCATTTGCAGCCCAGTTATTGAAAGCGAGAACATTTAAGAATAAGTCAAAGGTACCTAGTGATAATTCAAACTCTAGTTGACCAGTTACTTCGGCTTCCGTTACAACAGCACCTTGGCGAAAACGTGAATCAACTACTTCACTGCTATCTTCAGTAGTAACATTTTCAGTCAAACTATCAGTAACACGGCGAACGGTATACCAGACCGGATTTGCCGGAGTAGTCCCTAAAACTGCTTCTTCACAAGCATATAATCGAATTTTTGCGCCTGAACTCATTTATGGTTCTCCAAAATTTAGGCAATAAAAAACCCGCTGAGTTAGCGGGTTATTAAAGTGTTTCGTTTGTATCTGAGATTTCGGGCGGTTCTACACCATTCATTGCTGCAGCAACTGCCTGAGATAAGTTAGTCGGCTGGAAATCCACTGGTGTTTCACTCAACGGCTCATCAGGCTCCGGCTCAGGTTCTTCGTGCAGACGGATATCAATCCAGCGGCCTTCTGGAATATCGAGTGGATTTTCGAGATCAGCTACAATGGCTGCCTTTTCCACATCAAACTTACGTTTATAAGTTTTAATTGAAATATCACCGTTTTCTAAAGTTGAATATTCAACAGCTACGACAGTGTTCCCATTGGCATCTTTAGGGACTTCGATATACCAACCTTCTTGGGCAAAGCCAAGTGAGCCTTTTAGAAGGTAATCACCAATATCTATCTTTTCAAAGTATAGTTTCTGTTTTTCCGCCTCATCATTAAACTTTATCTCGCTAGAAAATAACTGAACAATTGGAGATGCTTTTTTCACAAATCCATTTGAATCTGTAGTTGTATTTAATGAGTGTAGAACTTCTGCAATTTGATGTGTTTGATTATTACTCGCATCCAATTGAGTTTGAATTACAAATAAACGGACTGCTGCAAGAGATCCCATAAAGATTCTAGAAAGCCGACCACTAGGATGTTTAAATTGCAAACCAGCGCCATATTGAGCAGCAACAGTTCCATTCTTATGTGTTAACAGGCTTGTAAATTTATCTACCGGAACATCTAGTGAAGTATTATCTCCTAGCAATATGGGATCCGATCCAATACCGAAATCACCAACCTTTAGAACTCTTCCAGAAGTAGTATCTGTTGTCGATGTAGTCAGGGTACCTGTCGCAGCGGTGCCAAGTCCGGTTACTTGAGTCCAGTTTGGTGTTAAGTTAGGGATGCCCGAAGCGAATGGAAGCATAAATTGCCGCCTTCCTTGGGCAGAGTTCAACTGGAACGGTCGATGGTCCCAATTAAATTTAAATACAAGATTTGCCATTATGCTGTTACTCCGTCAATCACTTGGAAAGTTAAAGTTTCAGTGTGCTGTGTAGTACCACTAACAACGGCCTTAATATCCATCTGACACAGACCTAAGGGCCAAGTTGCAGTGCTTGCACCTGATTTAACGTTAAGCCATCCCTTCTGTGTGCTCTGGTTTAGTGCTGCGCAAGTTAAGGTAGCCACAGCAGCACCATCAGCCAAAGCTTTAACCTGTGAAGTGAAGGTATAACCAGTTAAATCAATTGCACGGCGAACATCATCTGGTGGGTACTGCAGAGTTTCATCCATATCAACCAGCTGGAGGTTTAAGTTGAATGTGTCACCACGCTTAAAAACAAAATTGCTCATAAGTGATTCCTATAGACATAAAAAAAACCACCGATGAGGTGGTAGTGAATAAGGCATAAAAAAACCGCCAGTTTGCGGTCATTTAATAAAAGAAATTTAAGGTTTGTAATCTAAATCAACACTTACTCCAGTAACTACATTATGTTTAGTTCCACCAAGACTATTAACATTGGCCAAACGTATATTCACATCGGAAACACAGAGTTTGTTTTCACTTTGCCACTTCTTCAGCTCTACAGACATAATATCTTCTAAATGTCGTTCCAGTTCTTGGCGTTTAATTTCGATTTCTTCTAAAGTCAGCATACATGACATATCAATTCACCTTGTACCCAATGCTCACATTATACTGAATGAAGTCAGCATCTTGCCCTACAAAAATTGATTGTCCTTGTAAACATTCTAGATGATCGATTGTGTAATATTCAAAATGGGCAAGTAATGCATCGCTTAGTTTAGTGATTTCCATTATTCCTGAATTGGGACGAGCAAAGCATTGGACCATAATATTACCGGTACGGCGTGTACATGGTTTATCGGCAATACCTGATGTAAAACTCGGACCACCTGCAATCGTTAAACGGCACCATACACCTTTTGTTGGCACATTAAAGCCTGGTGCATTTGGATACTGGATTCTATCTTGAGAAATCCCTGTAAAACTCATCATTCGGTCCACTATAGCTTGTCTAGCTTGCTCTAAAGTCATTGCCATATTAGCCACCGTACTTTTGAGTAATATAAGTGAATGTAGTGCTGTAAATACCTAGTGGTGCTTGATCTGACCAACCGTTTTCTAAGCGTTCAGCATATGGCTGGTTGTTCTGGATATAAACTAAATTGCCCAGCTTAAACTTAACGACTTGAATAGCTGCATCCTGAATAGCATTTGTTTCAGGTCCACGGACACCATAATCACCAGATCCAATCGAAACGATATGAGAAGCACGATAAGCTCCAGTATCAACGGGACTTGAAACAACCAATGATTGCACTGTATCCATGGTAATTTTCTTTACCTGGTCTTCAGCATTTTTTACGACATCTAAACTAAAACTTGTCGGCTTTTTCCCCTTCCATCCCATCATTTACCTCGCTTTCTTCATACATTTTAAAAAGGTCTTGTGCGATCGATTGAATTGAATATGCTTCAAACTCAACACTAGGTTCGCTTTCACCCATTCGCTTCTTTACTATTTGCCAGACATGAACTGCTTCATGTAAAAGCAATCCATAAACTTGAATTCGGTCTTTATCCGCCGTATCACCAATTTGGACAATCGCATATGCACCATCAGAAAAAGTACTAACCTGTGCATCCGCGCCCATATCCAAAAATTGATCGGCTTTATCCATATCTTCAAATAACAAATCCATGTGTAGTTGATTTCGAGCAAGCGTGTACTGCACATGTTGAAAAGGCGAGATATACCATTCAGGAACATAATCAGGATTAACCATTTTAGCCCCTACACTTTTCGAAGCTGACATTTCCAAATAGTAGAAGCTGGATCCTGTTGAATATGAATTACCCGGAATGAGCCTAAGGCTGTTAACCACTCATCATCAATCTTTGGCTCTTTGGTAACTTCATTCTGCAGCACTGTAGCCTTTTTATCTGTGGCCAGTACTCCAAGCGTCTGAATCTCATATTGACTGTATGAGCCAAACAGAACGCCACGACCAGAATAGTTTTCTTTAACTTCGACATAAGTTTCAGTTTTAGGATCCCAATCTTTTCTTGAGATCCGGTCACAAGTAAATGAATGAACGGCGTCCGCTAAATCATCATTAAATGCTTCAGCAATATCTGCCTGAATTTCTTCACGTAAGCCCATTTAAATTTTCCTGACAAAAAATACAGCTTTTCGTTTGCTGTAAGGCTTAATCAAATCAAGAATGAATTGTTCGATTGCACTAAGCTTTACTGATCCGTCCTGATATTCCTTTTCGGTCTCAACCGTATCAGCTTTGACCTTCTTACGTTTTAGTGCCTGTTCCTGCCCTTGATATAGATCACCTTTCATAATGCCCTTGATGATTTGATAGGAGGCCG